TGCATCTAACTGTGAAAAAGTTTTTGAACCACCTGCAAGTGTTATTGAGCATTCACTATTATTATGAACATATCCAAACGGATTTGTTAGTACAGCAGTTTCACCACTTGTACCACCTGAATAACTTGCGGCTACAATAATGCCATTAGAGTCAATATATCTTTTACCCCAATTTAATGAAAGAGTAGCACTTTGTAATGTACCATTATTTCCATTACCTGATAAGTCAGAAACAGTGCTATTTCCTGCACTTTTTTCAATATCAAGTTCTACATTGCTTGTAGTTCCTTGTGTAAATTTACAAGTCTTAAATGTAAAATTAGCGTAAGAAGTTGACCAACGTAATGCACCTAACGCCGCTTGACCATTAAAATCAGGAACATTAGAAACAGAAACGTTATCTATAGGTGTGGTAGTTGTACCATTTTTTGTCATAGTTAGTGTGCATTTTTGTGTGCTAGAATGATATTTTAAATTAAACTTATATACATCTCCTCTAGCTATTGAATGACTTGATATAGTTCCTGCTGTTCCATTACCAATTTTAAGTAACCATCTTGTACTACTAGCTTCATATCTTAAAAAGAAACCATAATCATTACCTGTGTTACCTGTAGCTGAAAATACTGCTTGTAAAGAAACTGTAGGGTCATTAACTATAAATTCACTTTCAGCTTCCCAATCAGAACTAGAATTTAAACTGTGAGCAAAATGTATTTTATCAGCTACGCCATCTCCTGTATAACCTTGTTTTGTTTTATCTTCTAAAGCAGGTATTTTAACTCCACTATCTACAGAGAATCCATATTGATGATTATTAGAAGCTATTTCATTTAATGTAGTATAACTAACACTTGCTGATGTTGCATGATTACCTTGTCCACTTATATCATATACTTTTGTACCACTACCTTCTGCTAATGGATAATGTGCAATAATATCAGTTGAACTATTACCAATCTTAACATGTGCTATTTTTCCATCAATAGTTCTACCACTAAAAATACCACCTATTTTTACAGTAGTTGTAGCAAAAGCTGTACTACTTGCAGATAATGTTTCTGACCATCTTTGTGTACCATCTGCTTCAAATACAGTAAACGTAATATTACTTCCTGACCTTTGAGATACAATACGACTCCATTCTCCTGTAGGAATAGTATTACTTACACTTGTTGTAAAAGCTGTTGCACCTACTCTAGCTCTTAATCTACCTGAAGTACTATGTGTTCCTATGTATTGGTCATTTGAATTAGCTAAAATTACTTCAGCAAAACTAACGTGAGAATCAGGATAATAGAAACATTCAACATACCAATCACCTGTAGGAGCAATAGAAGCATCAGATACAACTTCATCAGCATCAGAGTTTTCAAAATCAATACAATTAATGTTTGTTAAAGCTCTATTAGTCCCTTTCATATTAGGTAAAGTTTTACCATCACTACTACTTTCTCTAAGATGAGTTTGAAGTTGATTTTGTTTTTCTGCTAAACCTTCAATTTCAAGGGGTTCACTTAATGGAGTAACATTAAACATTTATTATCCTATTGTACTTAATGGGGCTACATCAACATGAATGGTTGCTGAACTGATTCCTGAAGAAGTTACTTTTAAAGTTCCTGAAGGACTAAAAAATCTAGAACCTCCTGAAGCAGTAAACGAATCAATAGTAACATCTACCCCACCAACTGAATGAGATAAAGTTATTGTTCCACTTCCTGAAGCAACAGCAACTGCAATTACACCTGCACCACCATTGTGTTCAAATGTATCTGAAGTATTTGATGTATAAGTCTTGACTAATGACATATTTTATTTCCTCTTTTTTTTAATTAATAAAGTCCTGCACCGCTCTGCATACTACCTGTATTTACACCACTTGATTCTCTAGATATTACTAAAGGGTTACCTACTGAGCGTTGCATTCTTCTTCTTGCTCTAGTTCTGTTTTTTACATTTTTAGCTACAGGAGTAGGTGGTGGTGGTGTAGCAGGTGGAGGAGGTGGTGTAGGCATTTTAGGCATACTAGGTGATAAACACATAATTATAATATCCTCTCCGTTTGTTCTATAAGTTTTTGTTTTAAAAAATTAACTACCGACCTTTGTCCATAATGATAATCTAATTCACGTAAAGACTTTTCAGTATCAAAATCTCGTTTAGGAAAAGCATCATCTAAAGCTTTTACTAATGTTTTAGTTACATTTGGGAAAGACCCCTGCACATCGTTTTTCATATATACCTCTTTTCTATAATAAATCTAAATGTTGTTGTTTATCTTCTTTTTTATTTTCTTCATCACATTTACGCTGTAAATTAGCCATTGCTCTCCAAGCAACCGCCGCCCAATCTTCTTCAATTATATGACGCATCAAAGCATCTAACTCATCTTTAGATATGTCTTTATTCCATGTAGGTGTGTCATGTTGTAACATACCTCTAGTAGATTGTTTTGTTACTTCAATAATTGCATCAGGGAAATATTTTATAAACCCTGTATATATTGGTACACGTTTTCTTGTTTCTGAATGTTTACCTAGTCTTCTGTTGGCGGTTCCCATAATCTTATTGTCCCTTCTCCTGCATCATAATTATTAACTTGTAATATATAAGCCATACGTGCATTTAGTATAGCTTCTTCTTCTGTCATTTCTGCTTTTTCATAAGCATCAACTACAGTCTTCCAACTTATTCCATTCTTATCAAGAATACGCTTAGCTGTTTTTACTCCAATACCTTTTACTCCTGCATAACCATCAGTGACATCTCCTGCTAAAGTTTGTACATAATGATTATATTTAGCTTCGATTGGAAGTATAGTAACTGTTTCATCTTTGATAAAGTTATACCATGTAATAGGTAAAGTAGCAAAATCTTTATCACCACTTACTGCAATATTTGATTTATTAAATGTACATAGAATACCAATCAAATCATCAGCTTCCATATTTTTAGCGGTCACACAATCAAACTTTGTGTGCATCCACTCTTTTAGTTGTTTCATACCTAAAGGTTTTCTTTTACCTTTTCTATTCTTTTTATAATCAGGCATCAACTCATATCTAAAATTGTAAGGAGGACTAAATACAATATGTACTTCATCTAATCCTACTTTATTTTTTATTTTATCAATAAAGTTGTATACTTCTTTTTTCATTTCACTAAATGAAGTATGTAGTGTAAACAAATCTTCGTCCCACTGTGTTTCAACTTCAGTAGCAAACCCTACTCGATATGCTAACATATCACCATCTATAATAGCTTTACCCATTAGTGTGTCTCCTTCCATGATTGTCCAACGTGGTATTCTCCATCTAGTGGACAGTTAAAGTTAAGTGTTGTTCCTGCATTCTTTATAGCTTGTACAAACTCTTTACCTAATGTATCTGCATCACTTTCATCACAAGAAAATTGTACTTCATCGTGAACATTTGCGTGCATCTCATAAGGTCTTGAAGCTATAGATACAAATTCAATAAGTGCTTGTTTCATAATTACTGCACCTGCTGATTGTAATAATAAGTTTAGTGCTGAATGTCCTGACCTTGCAGGTAACTCTCTACCATCTAAACCTATCAATATACCTTTAGTTTCAACTTTGTTTTTTACTGCTGATAATAAATGACGTACAGCAGGTAACTGACTAGTAAAGTTTTGTTTTAATCGTTTACCTTCTGCTGATGAACCGCCAACTATTTGACCAATCTTTGCATCACCTGCTCCATATAGCCAACCATATATAAACGTCTTAGCTTGGTTACGAGTTTCTAATCCTGCGGCGTGTTGATTTACAGTATGTATATCATCTTCAACTATACGTTTACCATATGCACCTTTGTCCCATACATATAAGTAGTGTGCTAAACATCGTAGTTCAAGTCCACTAGCATCACAACCAACTAATACTTTACCTTTTGGTGCTGTAAATAGTTCTCTACACTCTGCTCCATAAGGTGCGGAAGTAGCAGGAACTTGTGCAATGTTTGGAAACATATGAGAACATCTACCTGATACTGTTCCATTAGTATTTACTTGTCCATGAATACGATTGTTATTTGTCATTTTCAACCAAGCATTCTTACCATCCATAAGTTGTCCAAGTCTTTTACTAATAGTAAGAAACTCTAATAACTTATCAGCTTGTTCTGTTCCTATATCTTTAAGAACTGATTCATTGATTGCAGGACGTTTACCTTCATATGCTTGTGGTTTCCAACCTGCTTCCATAAGTCGTTCAGCTATTTGGTCACGACTGTTTGGGTTGAAAGGTATTTCTTTTGTTTTGTTTCTACCTTGTATTACATCACTATAACCTGCGGCAATAGCTTCTTTCTTAGTAGAAAATTCACGACCATGCGATGTAGTCCACATATGACTTTTCATAGTTTCTATTTTAGGTGGAAATACTTCTTGTAATTCATCAAGTAATTCTACTCTACGCATGTTTAATATTTTTGTAAGTTCTTCAGCTTTCTCAATATTAAAAGGAAATCCATTGACTTCTTGTATTCTCATTTCTTTAGCAAACTTATGTTCTAATTCTAACATTTGCTTACTAGGATTTCTTTTCATTAGATATTCATATAACTTACCTGTAACAATTACATCTTGTTCACAATAGTCTTCCATTTCTTTTGACCATGTAGACCAATCAGTATCTTCACCAAAGTCACCTTTGTACTCACCTATACGAATACCCCAAGCTTTTAAACTATGAGAACCTATAAGTTTTGTTTCAAATGATTCACGTTGAAAATCTATATTCTTTATATCAGGATATATACAACGTGCCATAACTTTAGTATCCATAACATTTTTATGTTTGAATCTGTAAAGTTTTTCTAGTACAGGAAAATCAAAATTAATACCATTATGTGCAACTAGTACATCAAATGTACGAGCATGGTCTAATCCTTCTCTCATTCTTACATCAGGCATATAGTTACTTGGATTTTGTTCGTTGTACCTATATGTCTTTTTTGTCTGTATATCATAAATACATATACAGTGTACTACACGTAAGTCAGACAGATGCGTCCAATCTTGTATAGCATTTGTTTCTATATCTATTACTCCTACTTTCATGTGTCCTTTCTTATCAATAATAAGTCTGTTATTTTTAATAATACACCCATTGATGTATCATTATCTCCTCCTAATCTTTCAGCGTCTGTATCTTTTAGTTCTTCGACCATCTCTTTTAGTTTATCTGTAGGTATAATCATAAAAACATCTTGTACATAAAAACACCAAAAGTCAGCTTCTGTTGTACTGATACCACTCAACTTACCTCTAGACATATACTCAATAAATAAATTACCTGTGTGTGGTGCTTTCAAGTCATTCTTAACTTCAATGGTACTATTTTCAAATACCTTTGCTAATGCCTTTTCTGCGAGTTGTCCTACTTCTAGGTCATGTCTAAAGTTGTTGCAGTATTTCATATCAGAACCCCGTTTCCGTTTCCTCTTGAATGTTTTCAACTTCTTCTAGTCTACCTGTTTGAGCATTGTATGCTACTTGACATGCAATACCTGTTTCTCCTGAGAATCTATTTTTCA